ACCTCCTCGTCACCCTCGATCTCTCCGAGCGCGTGGTGGTGACGCTGGCCGGCAACGTCTACACCGCCACCCACTGCGACGAGCCGGCCCTGCCGGACATGGGCGGCCCCACCGGCTGGTCGATGGAAGCCAATGGCGTGGAGGTGACGCCTTGAACGAACTGGCGCCGCTGGAGAGCTTCGCTTCCGGCCTGCTCTCGCGCCTGGAGCCGGCCGGTCGCCGTAAGCTCGCCCGCGAACTGGCGGCGCAGTTGCGCGGAAGTCAGTCCCGCCGCATCGGCGCCCAGATCGCCCCGGACGGTTCGCCCTACACTCCGCGCAAGCCGCGCCTGCGCCGCAAGCCGGGCAGCCTCCGCCGGCGCGCCATGTTCTCCAAGCTGCGCACCACGCGCTGGATGAAGGCCGAGGCCTCGCCGGAATCCGCCGTCGTCACCTTCGCCGCCCAGGTGCAGCACATGGCCCAGGTGCATCACCACGGCCTGCGCGACCGCGTCAACCGCCGCGGCGGGCCGGAAGTCGACTACCCGGCGCGGCAGCTGCTCGGCCTGACGGATGCCGAGATCGCCGCCATCGAGGATGCCGTCCTCGCCCATCTCGCCCGGTGATGTAGCGATGCCGCGTACAACGCCACGCCACCTGAACCCGCGCACGCGCGAGGCATATTGACCGCCATGGACCTCGTCGAACTCTCACGCCGCCTGGAAAACCTGATCCGCATCGGCACCATTGCCGAGGTGGATCACCCCAACGCGCTGTGCCGCGTCAGGACGGGCGGACTGCTCACCGACTGGCTGCCCTTCGTGCCGGCGCGCGCCGGCAACACGCGCACCTGGGATCCGCCCACCGTGGGCGAGCAGGTCACCGTCCTGTCGCCCAGCGGCGAGCCCGCCGGCGGAATCGTGCTCACCGGCATCTACAGCACCGCCAACGCGGCGCCGAGCCAGAGCCCGGACGATCACGTCATCGACTACCCGGACGGCGCCCGCATCGCCTACAACCACGCCACCGGCGCGCTCACCGCCATCGGCATCCAGACCGCCCGCATCGAGGCCGCCGCCTCCGTCACGCTCGACACGCCGTACACGCACATCACCGGCCAGCTCGAGGTCGATGGCCTGATCACCTACCACAACGGCATGATGGGCGAGGCCGGCGACTACGGCCACGCCGTCACCATCCTCGGCGACCTGCTCCACGAGCAGGGCATCCTGCGCAGCAACGGCGTCGTGCTGCACACCCACCACCACGTGGGGCCGGACGCCGGCGACCCCGTCCCGAGCGGAGGCAGCGGATGGTGAACGCCACCGGCATGAACGCCGCCACCGGCCGCGCCCTGGGCGACATGGACCACATCCGCCAGAGCATCCGCGACATCCTGACCACGCGCATCGGCAGCCGCGTCATGCGGCGGGAATACGGCTCGCTCCTGCCCGAGCTGGTCGACCACCCGGCCAACCCCGCCAACCGCCTGCGCCTGATGGCCGCCACCGTGATGGCCATCATCCGCTGGGAGCCGCGCGTGCGCGTGACCAAGGCCACCTTCAGCGTCGAAGCCGACGGCACCGCCGTGGTCGATATGGAAGGCGTGCGGCGCGACGGACCGCGCAGCAACCAGGCCGTCAGCCTGGCCGTGAGGCTGTGAGACCGCGATGAACGGCGTCGATCTCTCCCTGCTGCCGCCGCCCAAGGTTATCGAGGCGCTGTCCTACGAGGCCATCCTGGCCGAGCGCAAGGCGTATTACATCAGCCTCCACCCGCCGGAGCAGCAGGCCGGCATCGCCGCCCTGCTCGAGCTTGAATCGGAACCCATCGTCAAGCTGCTCGAGGAGAACGCCTACCGCGAGACGCTGCTGCGCGCCCGCTACAACGACGAGGCGCGCGCCCTGCTGCTGGCCTTCGCCACCGGCGCCGATCTCGACCACATCGGCGCCACCTACTACGACGAAGCCCGCCTGCTCATCACGCCGGAGGACCTCGACGCCACGCCGCCGGTGGCGGCCGTGTGGGAGAGCGACGACGACTACCGCTACCGGCTCTCGCTCAAGCCGGAGAGCTATTCCGTGGCCGGGCCGCGCGACGCATTCGAGTTCCACGCCCTCTCGGCCGACGGCCAGGTGAAGAGCGCCAAGCCTTCCACCCCGCACGGCGGCACCACCGAGGTGTTCATCCTCTCGCGCACCGGCAACGGCGTGCCGGACCAGGCGCTGATCGACACCGTCGAGACCGCGCTCAACGACGAGACCATCCGCCCGCTGTCCGAGGAGGTCCTCGTCAGCCCGGCGACGGTGATCCAGTACACGCTGGAGATCGCGCTGACCCTCTTCCCCGGGGCCTCCGGCGAGGTGGCGCTGGCGGAAGCGAATGCCCGGCTCGCCGCATTCGCCGCTGCCCATCATCGCCTGAACGCCGACGTGATCAAGTCGGCCATCGACGCCGCCGCCCACGTCGCCGGCGTGAAGAAGGTTGTCATCGTCTCGCCGGCCGCCGACATCGATTGCGGCCTGGGCCAGGCGCCCTACTGCACCGGCATCACCGTCACCATCGCGGGGGTCGAAGCATGACGGCGGAAACCCTGCTGCCGAAGAACGCCACGCCGCTCGAGCGCGCTCTATCGCAAACGAACGGCCGCTTCACCCCGGCGCAGATCGTCCCCACCCTGTGGAACGCCGCCACCTGCCCGCCGGCCGTGCTGCCCTTCCTTGCCTGGTCGCTCTCGGTCGACGAATGGGACCACGGCTGGTCGGTCGAGAAGAAGCGCGCCGTGATCCTCGCGGCGCGCCAGATCCACAAGCGCAAGGGTACCCCGCACGCCATCCGCGTCTCGCTGGCCAGCGTCGGCCAGCCGGACGCAGACATCATCGAGCGCGCCGACTGCCTGCGGCACAACGGCGAAGCGACGCGCAACGGCCTGCGCCGGCGCTTCGGCCTGCCCGGCTGGCCGACCTTCCGCGTCATCCTCAAGCGGCCGGTCACCGTCGACCAGGCCTGGCAGATCAATCGGCTGCTGGAGTCCACGAAGCGCAACTGCGTCGTGCTGCTCTCGGTCGACTTCTCGCAGGCGGCGCTGCGCCGCAACGGCCTGCACGTGCGCGACGGCAGCTACACGCGCGGCCTCGTCATCACCAGCATCTAACCAGGAGCTAGAACATGGCAGACCTTAACGAAACCGTCGCCGCCGTCGATGAATTCGACGCCTGGGTGCAGGGCATCTACCAGCTCGAGCAGGAAGATCTCGTGCTCGGCGGCGCCGACGGCATTGACAACCTGCAGGCGAAGCAGTTGCTCGCCCGCAGCAACTGGCTCAAGGCGCAGGTCCTCGGCCTGGGTGCCGGCAAACAGCCGCTCGACGCCATGCTCACTGCGCTCTCCTCGCTGGTGACAGAGGCGGACCAGACGCTCTACTTCACCGGCCCCGACGCGCCGGCGCTGACCGCGCTCACCGCCTACGCCCGCACCCTCATCGCCGCCGCCGATGCCGCCGCCGCGCGCGCCACGCTCGGCGCCGCCTCGCCGGCCGACATAGCCGCCGCCATCGCCGCCCTGGTGAATAGCTCGCCGGCCACGCTCGACACCCTCAACGAACTGGCTGCCGCCCTCGGCAACGACGCCAACTTCGCCACGACGATCACGAACGCCCTGGCGCTGAAGGCGCCGCTGGACAGCGCGACCGAATCGGCTAAAGGCCTCATCGAACTGGCCACCGCCGCCGAGGCGCAGGCGATGACAGACGATGTTCGAGCGCTCACGGCTGCGAAGTTATCAGCCGCTTTCCAGGGATCGAATCAGTCACTGGCGGACAGCGGGTACCAGAAATTGCCGGGCGGATTGATGTTCCAGTGGGGCGGTGCAACCATCACAAACGTCGATACCGCCTACAACTTCCCGATCGCTTTCCCGAATGCGTGCTTCGGTGTAGTCATTCAGGATGGCGCATCTGAGTCTGCTGGCCACAACTTCGCGGCTCAGATATACACGGCATCGCAATTCAAGGCGATCTCGTCGTCGCCGTCGATCTTCTGCACTTTTTTTGCGTTCGGCAAATAGGAGCAAGCATGGAATACTCAAAGACCACAAAAGGATTCTACGATCCAGCTATCCACGGCGGCGACATCCCGTCAGACGCCGTCGAAATCACCGCCGAGCAGCACGCTGCCCTGTTCGCCGCTCAGTCGGCCGGGCAACGAATCGTCGCCGATGCGGCCGGCTACCCGATCGCCGTCGATCCGCCGCCGCTGTCGCTCGACCAGGTGAAGGCCGCCGCCCTGGCCGCCATCGACGCCACGGCCGGCGTCGCCCGCGCCCGCTACATCACCGTCGCGCCCGGCCAGGAGGCCACCTACATCCTCAAGGCGCAGCAGGCCGATGCCTTCAAGGCGGGCGGCTACGCCGGCGCGGTGCCTGGCCTGGTGCAGGCCGAGGTGGACGCCACCGGCGCGACCGCTCAGCAGGCTGCCGATGCCATCCTCGTCCAAGAGGCCGCCTGGGCGGTCAAGGCAGCGCAGATCGAGAGCGCGCGCCGCCGCGGCAAGGTCGCCGCCGGCAACGCCGCCGACGCTGCGGCCGTGGAAGCGGCGCAGGCCGCGGCGATCGCCGAGCTGGGGGCGCTGTGAAGCTCGCCCTCGCCTTCATCCTCCTCCTGCCCGTGATGTGGACGCTGTACCTCGCCGTGATGCACCTCGACACCGCACGGCGGCAGGGGCAACTCACGACGGCGGCAAAGGTCGCTGGCTACCCGATCCTCTTTGTCGGCCTGGCCGTCGACGTGCTGTTCAACGCGCTGTGGGGTTCGCTGCTCTTCCTCGAGCCGCCGCGCGAGTGGCTCTTCACGCAGCGCATCAGCCGCCTCAACGACGCCGCCGGCTGGCGCGGCCGGCTGGCGTGCTGGATCTGCCTGGAACTTCTCGATCCTTTCGATCCTAAAGGGAGGCATTGCCGATGAAATACGACGAGGCGCGATCGCAGATCAAAACCGGCGACCTGCTTGCCTGGAGCAGCGGAAGCTGGCGCAGCTGGCACGACATCCAGGTCAATCTGGTGCGCGTCTTCACGCGCTCCGAATTCTCCCACGTCGGCATTGCGCTGGTCGGCGCCGGCCGCGTCTTCGTGCTCGAGGCCGTCGGCTCAGGCGTGCGGCTCTTCCCGCTCTCGCGCGCCTTGCCGTTCTGGTGGATCCGCCGTCGCGCCGAACTGGGCGCTGAAGCGGTGGACTTTGCCTTCGACCGGCTCGGCGACGGCTACTCCCGCCTGCAGGCGATCCGGGCCTTCTTCGGAACTCTGACCTCCGGAGAGGACGATCGCTGGCAGTGCGCGGAGTACGTCCTCGGCATCCTGCAGGCCGACGGCGAGGTCCTCACCAACGTCGCCACGCCGACCGGCGTGGTGCAGGCCGCCGCCCGGGATTGGGGCCCCCTCCATTTCGTGGAGGGCGAACGGTGAAGGGCGTTGTATCCGCAACCGAAACAGCCGCCGCGGCCACACGCCCGCGCGTAGGCGATCCATCATTCAACCAGCACACCACCGGAGGCCATCATGCCTGTTGATTACCACCACGGCGTACGCGTCATCGAGATCAGCGGCGGCGTCCGCCCCATCCGCACCATTTCCACCGCAGTCATCGGCATCGTCGCCACCGCGCCGGACGCCGACGTGGCGGCCTTCCCGCTCGACACGCCGGTGTTGGTCACCAGCGTTCTCGACGCGCTGGGCAAGGCCGGCACCCAGGGCACCCTCTCCCGGGTGCTGAACGCCATCGGCGACCACGGCAACGCCCTCTGCGTCGTCGTGCGCGTGGCCCCCGGCGTCGACGAAGCCGCCACCAACACCGCCGTCATCGGCACGGTGACGCCGGCCGGCCAGCGCACCGGCATGCAGGCCCTGCTCTCCGCCCAGGCGCAGCTCAACATCAAGCCGCGCATCCTCGCCTGCCCTGGGCTGGACACCCTGCCGGTGGCCACCGAGCTGGCCGCCATCGCGCAGAAGCTGCGCGCCTTCGCCTACGTCAGCGCCTGGGGAGCGGACACCAAGGAGGAGGCCACGACCTACCGCGACAACTTCGGCCAGCGCGAGGTCATGGTGATCTGGCCGGACTTCCTCACCTGGGAC